AATGTCATATATTCTTCGTTTTGGTTATGTTTATCTTGCATTGTTACACCTCGTAAAAATGGGCTATTTCTAGCCCTTAGTTAAAATTATAAATTGTTTTTAATTAAGCATTGGTTATATAGCTTATTAGCTGCATTGGTTATCACATTTAATGCTTCGTCTTGTTTTCTATTTGATTCTTCTATTTCTTGATCAGTAGTAATAACTTTACAACTAACCTCTACATTTTCCATTACAGCATAAAAAGACTTTAATTTGCATATTTGTTTAAGCTGTAAGTTATTAAGGTTGTCTTTATGCGTATTTTCAAATAGACAAATTTCTTCTATAGAAGAAAAATTACTAATAGCTTTATAAGAAACATAAGTCTTATTATCTTTTTCTTCTATTGTCATAACCATCACGTTAGAATAAGTAGACATCTTAGGCTTACACCATTTATCTGTTTTTGGATTTAAAGTTTGCTTAACAAATCTATTACCTTTTTTGTTTGTTTCGATCCAATATCTAACACTAGTTCTTAACTTAAAACCCCACGGATAATTATCTACTTGTATAGCTGTATCAAAATCAATTGCATTGTAATTATATTTCATAATTAAACCCCTTTATTAATTAAATTATTTGTGAATCTATTCAAAAATTTTGGATCTCTACCTTCTAACAGTTTTGAACATACAGTTAACATCTTATTTAAACTTACAGTTTTGCTACTAACAAATGACCATTGTAAGCTACTATCATAATAATTAATTATATGATGTCTAGCTTCATGATCATTATCTGCTTCAAATACTCTGATATCTTCATCAATATCATTATATTTATTTGCATCTATACCTATCGCTATATATAAACTATACATTTTATAAACCCCCTTTAAATATATTCGTAATGTTTAATTTCTTTTATTGATTCTAGCGCTAATATATTACATAAATTTTCTATGTCTATATCAGCGATAATTTCTATAATATCTAAATGAATATATAACCAATTATGCAACATATATAAAATATGTTTATTCTTAATATTAATATAGCCTTGACATTTAAATATTGTTTTATCTTTTAATATTCTTTTCATTTTACCCCCTTGTATTGTTGTTTAAATAATTGTATAGCTTCCTTTTTAGTATAAAAATAATAAACTTGTGTAATAAGATGATTATTAATAATATCTGATATGCGCCATGCGCCTTCATTGTTTTTGTCTATAGTCATTTTCTAACCCCCTTTTTATTAAAATGTTCTAAATATATTAGAGTAAATACACAAAACAGCATTATTCCAATACCTATTCCCACAATCATTCCTGTAATATATAAACTAATCATTGTTAAAGATCCCATTCTTTACGATCAGGTCTTATCACAAAAATATAAAAAGGCAGATGAATAAACAAACAAATAAATAAAGCATATAATAACAGCGCTTGTTGTAATGATTCTATCTGACAAATTAAAGTATAAATATATTCCATTGATTATTCCTATTTAATTTAATTTAACTTACAACTAGATAATACTATATATATCTATTATTGCAAGTTATTTTTATAATCTATTACTTATAATGGGATTATTAAGGGTATATTTTTAACCCCTTATAAATATGATTACAAACAACACCAATGCGCAAATAAACCTGGCATATATATAGAAATAATAGGCATATCTATATTAGCAATCGCTTATACTATCATATATGTAATAAAATCAACGACTTATATATTATTATTAGTTCGCATAATCGTTATTATGTTAAATAATGCAGCGTATACTATCATTTTTTTAAAATCGACCTATGGGGGAGTGCCACCACCCCTTACGTATATCCCTTTGACACAAAATTTTTGTGATTTTTGGTGAAAACAGTTATATACTCAGCTTATGGCTAAATCATTATCACTAAAAGAAGCTAAAGCAATTCTTAAATCTCCTAACGAAGCCAAACGAGGAGCTGTTGAACAAGAGTTAGCAGCCATTGGTGCATCAGAATTAACTGATATTCTTAGCTGGGATAGCAACGGACACACTACAATGCTTGCTTCAGACCAACTTACAGAGAAAGCAAAGCGTAGTATTAAAAAAATGAAGGTAACACCAACGCAATACGGCAACCAGTTAGAGGTTGAGATGTACGATAAGATAGCAGCGCTTCGTTTATTAGCTAAACATTATGGTATGTTGAACGTAGACACATCAATGGATAAACCATCGGTGCTAGGTATCAACATTAAAGGTCCTGAAACAGTGTATGATGTGAGAGAAAAACAAGATGATGAAGAAACCGAGCAAGAAAACTAAGGTTACATTAGTTATTTGGTACGATGCGGTAGCAGAAAATGGTTGGATTACAGGCGAAGAAGCTAGAACCAATTGTAAATTAGACAAGTGTGTGTCTATAGGTCACTTAGTAGATCGCAACGAAGAAAGAATATTATTAGCTTGTACTAAATCAGAAAACGAATATAATGCACTTATAAACATTCCTAATACATGGATTGATACCATTAAGGAATATAATTTATAAGGTTAATACAATATGGCGAGAGTATCAGGCAGCAAAGATATATCCAAGCGCAGAACCAATAAACACCAACAATCTGATGTTACCGCATTAAATTTAGATTTTAGTAAAAGTCCTACCGTATGGAAGTTTTTAAATGATCCGTCATTTGTACGTGGACTGATGGGACCTGTGGGTTCTGGAAAATCTTATGCGTGTGCATCTGAAATAATGTTACGTGCATTACAACAACCAGTTTCACCACTGGATAATACTCGCCACAGTCGTTTTGTAATTGTACGTAACTCTTATCCTGAACTTAGAACCACTACGATCAAAACGTGGCTTGAGATATTTAGTGAAGCAACTTGGGGACCGATGCGTTGGAGTCCACCGTTAACACACCACATACAGTTACCGCCAAAAGGGAAGCTGGCAGGTCTTGACATGGAAGTCATTTTTCTAGCACTGGATACACCCAAAGATGTGCGTAAGTTATTGTCTTTGGAACTAACGGGTGCTTGGGTGAATGAAGCCAGAGAATTGCCGAAAGCGGTGATTGATGGTTTAACCCATAGGGTAGGTCGTTATCCGACTAAAGCACATGGTGGTTGTAACCATCGATTTATTATTATGGATACCAACCCACCTGATGACGATCATTGGTGGCACAGGTTGGCTGAAAAAGAAAAGATGAAGGGTAAATATGCTTGGAAGTTTTACAAACAACCAGGTGGGGTTAAAGAAGTCGATGCCAATTATGAAGATGCTATTTACGCAGGTAGCAAATATTGGGCAATCAATGACAAAGCAGAAAACATTGACAACCTAACAGAAGGTTACTACGAACAAATGTTAGGGGGAAAAAATTTAGACTGGATTCGTTGTTATGCAGGTGGTGAATACGTCTTTGTGCAAGAAGGTCGTGCCGTTTGGCAAGAATATACTGATTCGTTGATGAGTCAAGAAATAGAATACTTACCTGAGTATCCTATCCAAATCGGCTTAGACTTTGGATTAACACCAGCAGCGGTGTTTGGTCAGCGTTTGGACAACGGTCGTTGGCATATACTGCATGAGTTAGTAACGTTTGACATGGGACTTGAACGATTTACCACACAATTAAAGGTTGAAATCAATAAATTATTCCCAAATGCAAAAGATATTAAGATCTGGGGTGATCCAGCTGGTAGTAAACGAGATGAAATATTTGAAGTGACAGCGTTTGATCATTTAAAAACACAAGGGATGAACGCTAGACCTACGGTCAGTAACGATTTTAAGGTACGTAGGGAAGCAGGTGCGATGCCCATGAACCGCTTGATTGCAGGTAAAGCTGGGTTAATTGTAAATAAAAACTGTTCTATGTTAAGAAAAGCACTGGCTGGTGGGTATTATTTTAAACGAGAAGCGGTGGGCGCAGGGTACGAACGATTTAAGGATGTGCCGTTTAAAAACAATTTCTCCCACATCGGAGATGCGTTTGGGTATTTGATGCTTGGAGGAGGAGAGCATCGGATTCTCACTCGTAAAAATGCACAAGGTAGTGCAACACAACAAACGACAGCGAGGATGGACTTTAATGTATTCTAAAACTAAAGAGATGCGAGGTAAAAGAGGGGTGTCAAAAACCTCGCAAAACCCTATAGGATTAGTAGAATTTTACAATAGTTTAAATAAGAATGAAAGAATACTTTATCGTGAATATCACAATGATGATGCGTATTATTTAGATCGCAGAATAGCTGACACGATGTATCACGTTACTTACGATGAAACAGTAGCTAACATTGAAGCATTGCAAATGATGGGACCAGCGATTACAGTTTTGTATGACAATCAAATAGCATCGTGTTTTGGATTTGCTACCGTATTTCCATCTGTTGCAGAAGCATGGTGTTTAGGCAGCAAAATATTTAATAAACATCCCATAGCAACCACTAGGTCTGCTAAGTTTGTATTAAATTATGGTGCAAAATACATGGCATTACATCGTTTACAAGTAATTGTTCATAATGAGAATCAAGTTGCAAAGAACTGGGCATCTGTATTACAATTCAATTACGAAGGTCTGATGAAACAGTTTGGATATGATAAGTCAGATTATGTAATGTATGCTAAATATTATTAGGAGGATCTATGCCAGGCAAGAAAGGTTTGTACGCAAACATTAACGCACGCAAGAAAGCAGGTACTAGTCGCCCTAAATCTAAATCAACCATTTCAGATAAAGCCTATGCTAATATGAAAGCTGGCTTTAAGAAAAAGAGGAAATAATTATGGGTGCAATATTATCAAAACCAAAAATGCCAGCACCAGAACCAATCTCACAAGATGTTTTGGATGAACAACAAAGGCAAAAAGACGAGTTAGCGGCAGAAAAATCTCGTACTGAACAAGAACGTCTTGATGAAATGCAAGGATTGCAAAAACGTAAACGTGGACAGCGTTACGGTGGTAGACGTACTTTACTTTCACCATTACGTGAAGATGCTGAAACTGGCATTAAGAAAACAACTTTAGGATAATACTATGTCAATTGCAGGTAGTGTAGTAGACGAAATTAGAAGAAAGGAAATGAAAGATCCATTTCTTAGGTATTTTAAAAAAATACAAAGACCTGATGGCACAATAGCGTATGCTAGAAGAATAGCACAACGACCTAGTGAATCTTATCAACAAATGCAACAAAGAGAAGCAGGCGTAACTCAAGAAGCAGCCGACATTTATAAGTCAAGGACAGGTAAAGCTTATACAGGTAAAGTAATGACACCAAAAGAACCAGAGCCAGAACCAGAAGTAGCAACATTGGGTAAATCAGAATCAGCATTGTCTAGACGTGAACGATTACGTAGACGTAGAGATGCTGCTTTTCAATTTGCAGCAATACAAAAACAAGGCGGTAAAGCGCAGTCAGGAGCGTAGTATGCCAAAAGTTACCAATCCAAAAACAGGAAAAACAAGACATTTTAAATATACCGAAGCTGGTGTTAAGATGGCTAAAGAGTATGCAAAAGCAAGCAATGGTAAATTTTCTATGGGATCACCAAAGGATGTTTACAGGAAAAAGAAAAAATGAAGCCAACCATAGGGCAGATTACCAAAAGATATAAATCAGCAAAAGCTAAAAAAGATACATGGGAATCAGTGTATGAGGATTGCTATCGTTTTGCTTTACCAAATCGTAATTTATACGAAGGTTACTATGAAGGTGGTGTCGTTGGTCAAAACAAAATGGCAGACGTATTTGACAGTACAGCAATTGATTCAACACAACGATTTGCTAACAGAATACAATCAGGTTTATTTCCGCCACAAACTAACTGGTGTCGATTAGAACCTGGTAATGACATACCTAACGAACAAAAAGTAGAAGTACAAAGAATCTTAGATATTTACAGCGACAAAATGTTTTCTGTGATTCGTAGTAGTAATTTTGATTTAGCCATGGGTGAGTTTTTATTAGACCTAGCAGTTGGTACTGGTGTTATGTTGGTACAACCTGGTGATGAACTGCACCCAATTCGTTTTACTTCAATACCAATGTACTTAGTTTGTTTTGAAGAAGGTGCATATGGAAAGGTTGAAAATGTTTATCGAAATATAAAATGCAAAGCTGAACAAATACAAGTTATGTACCCAGATGCCAAATTAAATTCAACCTTAAATGATATGGTGCGTGATAACCCTATTGGAGAAGTAGAACTTTTAGAATCTACTATTAAAGATTTAGAAACTGGTGTGTATCATTACCAATTATGTTTTTCTAAAGAAAAGTATGAATTATTACATCGTGAATTAAAATCATCGCCATGGGTTATATCAAGATACATGAAGGCAGCAGGAGAAGTGCATGGTCGTGGACCATTAACCGTTGCTATACCTGATATAAAAACTTTAAATAAAGTAAAAGAATTGTTGCTTAAAAACGCATCACTGGGTATTGCAGGGGTGTATACCGCAGCAGACGATGGGGTGTTAAATCCTAATACTGTTACTTTAAAACCTGGTGCTATTATACCAGTAGCTAGAAATGGTGGACCACAGGGTGAATCATTAAAACCATTAGCTCGTAGTGGTGATCCACAGTTATCACAAATTGTGATTGACCAATTACAAATGTCAATTAAAAAAATATTGTTAGATGAATCAATACCAAGAGATGATATGTCAGCACGTAGTGCCACTGAAATACAACAACGTATACAAGAATTAGCGCAAAACTTAGGTAGTGCGTTTGGTCGATTGATATCAGAAACTATGAATCCAATTATTCGTAGAACATTAGCTATTATGGATGAACAAGGTATGATTGAATTACCTTTAAAAGTAAATGGTTTGGAAATAAAAGTAAAACCAGTTAGTCCAATTGCTATGTCACAAAATCAAAATGATGTTAGTAATGTATTACAATTTCAACAAATAGTTGCTCAATTAGGACCAGAAGGTGCTACTGCAATTAAAGCAGGTGAAGTTGCTGATTATATTGCAGAAAAATTAGGTATACCAGCAGAATTAATAAATAATCCAGAAGAACGAGCTGCATTAATACAAGAAGCGGCAATGATGGCACAACAGGCTGCACAACAACAAGCTATGGCTGAACAAGGAGAACAAGCACCACAAGAAAATCAACAAGAATTACCAATGGAGTAATTAAATGAGCTGGGATGAATTAGCATTAACAGACGAGCAAGAAATAGACAGCAAAGATTTTGTAGATCCACAGGAATTAAATAGACTTTATTTTAGAGTCTTTAATACTGAGGATGGACAAAAGGTGTTAAAACACCTAAGAGCCATTACAATTGAACAGCCTAGTTTTATACCAGGGGAATCACCATCATATGGTTATTGTCGTGAAGGACAAAACTCAATTGTAAGGGAAATTGAAAAACGAGTGCAAAGAGCAAGAGGGTGAAATGGCAGAAAATCAACAAGCAGAATCATTATTAGATGATGGTCTAAATGAACTTAAAGAAGAACAAGCAGCAGAGCAAGAAGCAAATCCAGAAGTAATTGAAGATGTGTTAGTTCCTGATGGAGCTGATCCAATTGAACAAACTGTAGCTACCGAAGAAGAAGATGTCGAATATGAAAGACCAGAGTATTTTCCTGAAAAATTTTGGAATGAAGCAGATGGTCCAGACATTGAAGGATTGGTTAATTCATATCGTGAGTTAGAAAAAAACTTTTCTCAAGGCAAACACAAAGCACCAGAAGAAGGATACGATATATCTTTTGCAGAGCAAAAAGGTATAGCACAAGATGATGCTTTGTTAGGTAAGTTTCAAGGCTGGGCTAAAGAACATGGTGTATCACAAGCTGCTTTTGAAGCATTAGCTAAAGATTATATTGATACTGAAATGTCTAATTTAGAACAATATGACACAGATGTACGTGCAGAAAAAGCTAAATTAGGTCCAGATGCAGACACAGTTATTCGTTCTACAGTTGAATGGGTCGATAGCTTACATAAAAAAGGTATTTTAAATGAAACAGAGCTTGATTCATTAAAAATGTCAGCAGGAA